CGAGCGTCGAGGATGATGCGGGGATGCTTGGCCTTCTGGCTGAACGTGTAGCCATACGCCGCACCCTTGAGCGTGGTGAACCGGATCAGCCACGGCTCGTCACCGTTGAGGCGGAAGTGATGGTCCTGCGTCGGCATTGCCGCCAATCCCTAGACGTTTGCCGAGCTCGTTCAACGCCTGCTGCCGCTTGGCGCAGCCACAGTCGCGGCCGAGCACCGCCGAAACCCTTGCCTTGGTGATACCAACAGACGCAAGTCCTGCGGCGACCATGTCGCCTAAGCCTGGGCGGGCACGCGGGTAAGCCGCGTGCGTCTCGTCAACCGTGATGGTTTCGCCGTCTTCGCTGAGAATGCACGGCCGCACCTCGTCGAGCGTGTAGCCACGCTGGCGGCAGCGAGCCTCAAACGACGAGCGGCGCCCGGTAATCATGGGAAGTCCGGCCCGATGCACAGGATGGAAGCCGTGAGGTCGCAGCCGCACATCTGGCCCTGGCCGTATCCAGGGGCGGTCTGGCCGCAGTCCGTATCCCACAGGTCAACATCGTCGCCAACCTGCTCAAGCGTAACGGCTGGCCCGTCGCACGGCGGGAGCGATGACAGGGCGTAGTCGCGATACCAGAACCGCGTCACAAAGGTCGTAGTCTCAGTGCCGCCCTCGCATGTGGCAAAATTAACCGTGTAAATAGCGAAGTAGTGAATGCGAACCGTAGGCTGGTCGTTCTCGCACAAATAGCACGCAGCAGCGCGGTAGCCACATTCAATGCTGACGCATCCATCGTAACGCGGCAGTGGATTCTCGGGGTCAGGCTGTGGCTCGTCGCAATCGAGATAGCCTGCAAAAATCTCCTCGCACGCCTCCGCAAGATCCCACGGCGGCGTTTCCGCGCATGGGATATCTGCGTAGGAGTTCGGGCTGGCATCAATCAGCCTGCACGGGTCGCAAGTCGGATTGCCGAAAAAGTCCGTGAACGGCGTGAATGGCAGCTCGACACCGTTCACGTAAATGTGTGCTTCGCATGTGTTGCACGTACAGGGAGCAGAGCAGCAGCACTCTTGCTCCGTGCCGATTTTGCCGTCACGCATGACGGGCCTGCCGTCTTGAAACGTGATGAGCGTCATGCCGATGTCGCCGTCGCACAGGTGGCAATATCAAACCACCGAATGCAACCTGCAGCGTGGCCAAGCATTTGCGTCGCGGTCGGCTGGTATCCTTGGAGCGTAGAAAAATCCACGCCCGCGACCTCCATCGAGCACGTCGCAGTACACACCCGCTCTTGGTTCACGGCATACCAGCCCCAGCCGTTGTGACCCAGGGCCACCCACCGCTGCGTACAAGCCGTCGTGGTCGAGAACGTCAGGAACTGATTGTGGGCCACGACCGTCACGGCAGAGGCGATAGGGTCGCCGTTGTAGACCGTCACGATGGCCGTGGTTTCCTTGGCCCAGCCGGCCGTGCTTTCGTGCTTGGCGATAAGCAGGCGAACGCCACGCGAGATAGCCGCGTCATTCGGCCCGCCGAGCGACTGGCGCGGCTCGTCCCGCTCAATGAGCCGAACAGCCTTGCCGATTCGCTTGGCGTCATTCAGTGAGAACCCGAAGGTGTCGGCCACGGGTCACTCCTGAAACACGACGTACCGAATCTTTCCGGTGGTGCCGTAGCCCTTGGCTGCGAGCGTGACGGTCGGCACGAGCGGCACAACGGCTGCGGCACCGCGTGCGAGCTTGCAGAACTCTTGAATGTTCGTGCCGTCGTACGAGCCGATGGCCACGTACGCCGTGCCGCTAGTGGCCGTCGAGAGATTACGAAACCCGGCGTAGCCAGCCGCCGTAATGGCGCCGATGCTCAGCGTTGAAACATTGGTCGTGACGTTCACGATCTGGGCGTGGACACCCTGGGCCGCCTGGCTGAACCGCAGGCCACTGGCCTGAAATGTCTCATTGTGGTTGCCATTTGCCACAGCAACAGTCAGCGATACAGAAACTTCGTTGGCCATCGTTTTCTCCTACGGCAGCAGCCCACAGCTGCGAAGCATGGTGGTGTGGTCTTTCTCGTCATACGGCTTGATTGACAGCACATCGGGTTCTTCCCCGACATCCTTGGCGGAACCGTCGGGGTTCAACGCCACCGGCTTTGACACGGGGTTCCCTGACTTATCAAGCACGGCCATCCGATAACCGCTGACAACTTCGTTGTAACCCACGTCGTAGTAGCGGATCTTCCAGTCCGCTGGGTTGTATGTCCACTCAACCGAAACACTCCAGACCTGATTTTTCTGGTCAAACTCCGCACCGTATCCGGTGACACGAAGCTTGTACGGGTCGGCACCCAGGAAAGCCGTCTGATTGCAGGTATTGAGGTACGTGAACAGCAGCGGAAAGTCAGGTGCCTGGACGTTCGTGTTGGTGTACGTCAGTCGCAGTAGGGCAGTGTCTTCCTCGAGCCCGTCGACCGGGTCGCCAGCTGAGTTCAGCGGCGGCTTGATTGGCTCGTTCGGGTCATCTTGGTTTGACTCGCTTGCCGGGCGACGCTCCTGCAGCGACTGCAGAGAAATCTTCAGCCACGTCAGTTCTTCGTCGTTCGGCTCGTCTTCCTTGTCATTGTCGATGTCAACCGGCTTCGCGTCATACTTCACAGTGCATTTGACGCAGAACTCGTTTTCATCGTCGTAGTACGAAAAGTCTCGGCCGGTGACATAGAAGTCAATGCCGCCGACCGGCTCAAAGTCGTTGATCTGCGGAATCGCGCGATTGAAGAACTCCGGCCAAGTGTTGGTGTCGTTCTTGATGGCACCGAAGTCTGGGGCCGAGGTGCAGATAATGAGCAGCTCAACCGAGCCCGCGTATTGAATTGAGCCCTTCTCGGATTTGGTTTCCGAAAACTCAAACGACCGCAGTTGCCGAACCGTGCGAATGGCCATCGGCTACACCATCGCAATCTGTGCTTGGCCGAAGCCGGGGATTTCGCGGACGGCGGCGGCCACATCCTCGACGCCGTCGGCGGTTCGCTCGGTGTTGTCGGCGGTCGCCTTCGCGGCGTCGCCGCCCGCAAGTCGCGGGTCGCCGCCACGGGCCAGGGAGTTGCGAAACGACTCGCCCTCTGACGAGCCGACCACCAGGGCGCGAAGCTCGGAGGATGCGGCTTTGATGGCAGAGCCGATACTCTGGCCGGCGGCACTGCCTGCCTGGGCTGCACTGGCAGCCTGAGCATCAGCCTGCGCTTGAGCGAATCCCGCATCAAACGCTGCAAACGGGTTCCTGATATTCTGCACGCCGGCGGCAAAACTATTGGCGGCCTCTTCGCCGTACATCTGCCCCATCTCGGAGGCACCGCGTGCCATCGCGCGGGCACCACGGCTGCCTTCCGCCAGGCTGTCGGCCAGGCCATCAAATCCGGCCGCGTCGGCCAAGGCGGCCATTGACTTCATCACGCGAGAAACGCCAGACAAGATGAGCGAGAACACCTCACTGAACATCTGGCCAATCTGCGAGCCAAGAGCCATGAAGACCTGGAAGATGCCAGTGAGCAGCGTGACGGCACCGACCACCATGCGGATAGAAAACACCAAGCCGTCGGCAAGCGTCTTCGCCACTGTCCAGCCGGCCGTGTTCTTAGCGAAGAACTCCACGATGAGGTTGGATACCGTGGTGATGGCAGGGGCAAGGTTGGCCAGGAACTGATTGACGAAGCCCTGCATCGGCAACGCCAGGCGGCCAATTGCGTCGCCCATGGCTTCGATGGCTGCGACTTGCGGACCGCTCATCTTCACGCCGAGATTGGTCAGCAGCGTGTCCATCTCCCCGATGCCGTCTGCGCCCGAGCGGATGAAGTTCAGCAGCCCTTGCCCACTACGACCGAAGATGTCGATGGCGGCGGCAGCCTGCATCTGCGGCGGCAGGGCGGCGATGCGCTGCGAAATTAACGCGAACTGCTGGGCCGTGGACAGCCCAGCCATGTCTTGCATCGTCAGGCCCAACTGGGCAAACGCCTTCTCGGCCGGCTTTGACCCTTGTGCCAACTCGCCGACCATACGAGACGTACGCCGCAGCCCAGCAGTCAACGCCTCCTGACTGACGCCCGTTTCGGCAGCTACTTGCTGCATCACCTGCAGGTCGCCAGTAGCCACGCCCAACTCTTGCGACAGATTGTGCAACGCCTCGGCCGCACGCGTCGCAGACGCGAGGGCGGCAATTGCCCCCGCCAGCGTGGCAAACCCACCCACTACCGGCAGCAGCATGGGAGAAATCTGCCCAAGGGCACCACCCAACGCCGACATGCCGCTGACGCCAGACTGAAAGCCCTTGAGCTGCTTGCTCGCTCGAGCCAGCCCCGCCGTCAGCCCGCCAGTGCTGGCCGTGACGCTGACGTTGACGCGTCCGAAGTTCTTGGCCATGGCATCACTGTGGGCGTGGGATTGCGTTCAACGTGGCGAGGATCTGGTCTGGCGTCTGGGCTCGCTTCGGCACCGGCATGAAGTCCTCGGGCTTCTTCGGCGGCTTGTTCTTTCCTCGGTTGGCGTTGTACCGCTGGCAATGTGCGACTGCGTCCCGCAGCCACTCGTCGCCCCACGGCTCAATGAGGTAGTACCCCATCCATCCGTACAGCTGGTCTACCGGCATCACCTCCGCGAGTCCGCCTGGACCCTCGACGTTCCACGTTCCCAGCTTCAACGCCAGCCGGTACAGGAACAGCAGCACCGGCCGGCTTTCTATTTTCCCGCCGCCTCCTCCACTGCATTGACGCCGATACCGTTCAGCTTGAACCCAGCGTCCACGATGGTCTGCACAATGTCCGTGTCGAGCTCGCCAATCCATTCGGCGTCGCCGTCTTCGAACATCCGCGTGCCGTCTTCGTTGACGCACACCATGGCCACGAATCGGGCCCGCACGTTGTCGAGGTTGACGTTGCCGCCGACGCGTCCGCCCGTCACCATCTGCTCAAACCGGTCGCGGTCTTTCGCCGAGAACTTGGCGACGTAGACCGTGCCCAGTTCCGGCACCTCGACGGCGACACGGGGCCGCACGCCCCGCTTGGCCTTAATCTGCTCACGGGTCAGAGCCATCCGCGCCTCCTGTCAGCACTAGCTCGGCAGCGTGCCCGAGAGCTTGATGGTGAGCGTGCCGCTCATCATGTCTTCCATCTGGGCGCCAGCCTCGAAGCCGGTGGCAAAGCCGAACGCCGTCCACTGCGCCACGGCGGTTCCGCCGTTGGCCCAGTACACAGTCACGACCTGATTGGTGGCGACGTTCGCCAGGTCGCCCGTTGGCTTGATGGACGGGTCGAACAGCACCTCGACCGACAACTCGCCGGGGTCGTAGATGGCACTGGCCACGAACTCCTTCGCTGAGCTCGTCATGTGCGTAGCCTCGGCCACCGCACGAGAGATACCGCCGTGGTTCACGCCGGTGATCTTGTAGCCGGTCGCCGTGTGCACGGCCGTACCGAACGAAACATACGTGCCCTGTCCGATGTCAGCAGCCATGCGTCAACTCTCCGTGTACGTGATTTCCACCGAAACATCCGTGCGATAAATCGGCAATTGCTCGCCGTTGGCGGGCGGCTCCTGGGCATCGTCGTCGTCCTTGACCACGGCGAGCCGAATAGCCTCCGTCCTCTTGAATTGTAGGGCTGTCCGAATGGCTCGCGCGAGGTTTCGCACCTCCAACAGCGACTCGCCAACAGCCGAAACCGTGAACGTCACGCGGGTAATTCCCGTCATGCCCTGCATGTGCATGTACGGCCCACGGCCGAGGCTTTCCCGTTGGTAGACGATGCACGGCAGCGTCGTTCCCTGCGGAGCCTGTACGGCGTAGATGCGGCCTCCGACAGTCAAGGCAATGTCGGCGTCTGCCGACAGCAGCTGCACAAGGGATTCGTCAATGAGCGTGAAAGTCGGCATTACTTGCCACCGTGAATCTTGCGAATCATCCGCCGCTCTTCTTCAGCGATGGCGGCCCCGAGGTTCTGCTCAAGCTTGCCGACCAGTTCCTGCTTCATGCGTGGCAAGTTGGCATCGGACCACTGGCGGAACTTGTCGCTTCCGGTGTAGCCCCGCACGCTCTTGAAGAAGATGGCCCCGCCGTCAGGGCCGCCAATGAGCGACGCCTGGCCCTTCATGTACGGGTATTTCGCAGCCAGCCGCAGCGGCACGCTCAGTGCCTTGCCTTGCGGGTATCGGTCACGGGTGCCGTTCTCCACCCACCACGCGTGAAAACCGAGCTCGTTGCGGTTGCCGCCGTTCGAGGACCGATAACCCACGATGCCGGTGACGGTGGTGTTCCTCTTCTTTTTCTCCAGCTTCAGCCCGACCGACCGCCGCAGGTTGCCCGTCGGACCACGCGGCGTCAGAGCTTTCACCTGGGGCACGGCCGCCTTCACGACTGCCCGCACGGACGCCCCGAGGTACTTCCGCTGCACACCGCGAGACAACCGGGAGAAGCCCGCCAGGATTCGCTCGACGCCTTCCACCGTCATGACAACGTCAGCCATCAGTCGATGACCTCCGACACCATGAGCTCGTGTTCCTCGCGGCGGCCCCGTTCCATCACCGACATGATTTCAAACTGCCGCCCGTCGGCTTGGATCCGCATCTTCGGCTTCAGCCCGTCCGTGTACCGCATCCGCACGCGATGCGTGACGCTGCCCTCGTTCGCCATGGCACTGATTTGCTCGTTGCCCGACAGCGGCAGAATCGCAATCCACCGCGTCGCAAACGTGCTCCACGCCAGTTCCGGCTCGCCGATGGAATTGGTGGAGTCCGTCGGCGTCTGCACCGTGGCGAGCGTGTCCATCAAACCCGACTTGAGCATGCGTCACGTCCCGTAGATGACGAGGCTGTAGGACGCCGTTCCCGAGTAGGCCGAGACGTTGAAGCCCGACGTGCCGCCGTTGCGGGAATCGCTCACCGCCACCCGGCTGCCGCCCGAAATGGCAACGCCCGCCCCAGCCGCCTCGCTGCACACCGCCGCAGTCGAGGCGGCGAACGCAAACCGCGTCACAGTGGCAAACGACACAGCCGCACCGCTGGAGTCCTTGTACGTGCTGGGAGCCACGGCAATCGCCACGGCAGCCGTACCGCAGGTTCCGGCCACCAGGGCCACCTTGCCGCTCGTGTACGCGTCGGTGCTGGTCAGCACGAGCCGCTTGAGCGACTGCGTGCCGGTGCTGGCCGTTGAGTCGGAAAACGCCACGTCGATGGCAATGCGGCCTTCCAGGCTCATGCGTATTGCTTCCACTTCAAGGGGGCGAGCAGGGCATGCACACCCATAGGCACGTCCTGGCCAGCGTTGCCGACCGCCTCCCGCGTGGCGTACCAGTGCCCCACAAGCATCTTGATGGCGTGCTTCGCGGGCGTCGGCACGTTGGCGGCACCGCCGTAGCCGGCCAAGTACGTCACCTGCACTGCCTTGTCATCCAGCCGCGTGCTCGGCCAGTTCTCCAGATACTTCGGGTACATCAAGGCAGGAACGTGGTCGCGGTCTAGGCGGAAGTCTTGGCTTCCAGACTGCGCCCACGCGAGTGTCTGCGTGGCACCGGATGTGTCCACGTAGGAGACAGTCACCGTGGCGCTCGCGGCAGTCGCGTTCAGCCGCACCGGCGGGCGCGGGAGCTCGGTGCGAAGAGCAGGAAAGTCATCGAACGCCACGGTGTACGTCTTGTCGGCGAAGGTGCGGTCGCAGAAGTCCTCGCACCACGTAGTCGCCGCATCAATGAGCCCGCCGACGTAGTCATCGTCGCCCGTGAAATCCACGATGCGAAGATGCTCCTTCGCCTCACTAACGCTCACGGGACGGTCGCCCGCACCGCTGGCGGTGCTCACCACCAGGCTGCGATACCGGCTGCCGGTCTGCGGCAAGTCCCAGTTACGCACGCTTCCGCCTCCGCTTGCCCATGAGCGACTCGGCTCGCTCCAGCCCGGCCGGCTCTGGGGCCGTCGCAAACTCAAACTGCGGCACGTCCTGCACCCGCTTCGCATAGCCGGCAAGCTCGAGCGTGCGAGCCAGCCCGGCCGTCACGGTCACGACCTGGCCTGTGCGGTAACGCATGTAGGACCTCTGCATCTGTACCTTCACGCCGTCCATGGTCACCGCCATACGTTGTCAGGTGGTCGCCCGCCCTTGTCCCAGAAATCGCCAGGATGTTGCATGCTGGCCCGCATGTTCTGGTCAGGCCACTTAATCCACACCTCCGCATGCCCCAGGCAAACCCGAGGGCACACGCCGATTTTCAGCCCCGCCTTTTGTGCCGACAGCCAGAATGCAATGTCATCGTCAATCCGCCCGTCTTCCCACCGGCCAGCCTCATTCGGCTTGCCGATAAACCACGGGTGCGGCAGCCGCTTCAACGCGTCTGCCTTCAGCATGGTAAATCCGAAGTGTGCCGTGTTGGCTTGGATGACGTTGTGGTAGACGAAGTGGTCACGGGCCACCTCGGCCACACGCTCGCCGCCCTCCGACACCATCGTGAACAGCGGCTCGTCCGTGCGTCGCTTCATCTGCAACGCCGCCACAAAGTCGTAGCCGCTGGCTACCGCGTACGTCAGCAGGCGGGGCACCGCATCCGCTTCGAAGATGCTGTCGTAGTCGAGCGTCAGAATCCACAGCGGTGGCTTGCTGGGATCCGTGTCGGATTCGATGATGTCCGTGAGGACACGTTCCAGGCATTGCCCCCAAAACGCGCCCTCTAGCCGTATCGGCGAGATGCCGTACGGAATGAGCCCACGGGCCCAACAGAACATGTGGTCCTGCCAGCCTAGCCGTGGCACGCTCATGGCACACATGAGCCGCACAGGACCATTGCCCGTCTGCAAGATGGCAGGCTGCACGCCCGCCACCGTCGAAGTCGCCGCGCCCACGGCTCCTCCTTCGTTGGAGTTGTCGTTCTACCGTCTTCGTTCAGCCAAGCACGACCCGGTTGGTGACGCCTGCGTCACTGGCCGAATCGACACCCGACTCGCCACGGCCCAGCCGAGCCGCAACGACGATGTCGTTGTTGGTGCCGTTGGATGACGCGTCCGCAGACGGCGTCACCGAAACCTGCAGGTACCGCCGCAGAGCCTTGGTCGAAAGCTCAAATCGCGTCACGTTCACGACGGCCGTGTTGGTCACGCCGGCCAGCGTGTAGTCGGTGCCCTGAATGAGCCCGCTGACAGTGACGTACGAGCCGTCCGTGTCGCTGTGGCGGATAGCCACGACGCTCGGGGCAGTCGTGTGCACCAGCGAGCGGTAGCCCACGTCGATGCTCACCGAGTCGTAACCGAGGCAGTCCACCGCGACGGTGTGCGTGCCAGCGGAGGCGACACCGGCGATGCCGGCGGAAAGGCTCAGGACGCTCTTGCTGTTCTGGAGGTGGTTCACGTTTCTGGTTTCCTTGAGGTTCTTAGGTTCAGAGGATGAGAGCCACGACCGGCCCAGCGTTGGAAGCGTCGCCCACGTCCGAGGTCACCGCGTCGTAGGACACCGTGGCCTGGAAGTAGGTCTGGTCAAACTCGATGTAACGGTCGGTGCTCGCCCGCACCGCAACCTGACGCCGCAGGGCGAAGTGGCTCGACCGCTTCATGTCGCCGAAGAGGGCGACGCACTGACCAGCCGACGCCGACTTTCGCATCACGTTGTTGAAGAACACCGGCCAGCCGAGGAACGTGGGCCGGCGGACGCCGTCCACAATCTCGTTAGCAGCCACGCCGTTGCCGCCAAGGGCGAGCGACTGCATCGCCAGGGCGTGCATCTGCGGGGTGCAGTACCAGCCGCAGGTCGGGCTCTGCGTCGCGTAGGTCGGAGCCTTCGCAACGGTCGCCAGGAAGTCATCGACCGTGAGGGCCGTTACCGCCGACTGCGAAGAGTCGTTGATGCCAGCCGTCAGCGTCTCGTTCTCAAACTTCCACTGGATGCCACGGATGCCGCCGTACAGGCTGGCCCCTGTCCCGATGAAGCCGTCTTCATCAATTCGCTGCGCGATAGCCAGGGCAAACTCTTCTGCAACCAGCCCGGCTAGGTCAACCGCCGAATCGTCAATCAGCTGATTCGGGACGCGGGTGCCGACGCGAACTTCCTTGCTGGACAGCATCACGTTGTCCGTGCCCATGTCGGTCTGGGTCGTTTCGGCATTGGCACCGGTGTGGTACGCCGTGTTGCCCGACGTGCGACGGGGAATGTAGAGCGTGTCGCTCGCCATCTGCAGGTTGTTGGCCTGCGCGGGATAGGCACCGAAGGACTCCACCAGGCGGATGACCGTGCTGGCGAAGGTGTCGGGGATGAACACGCCGCCCTTGTTGTTGTCGTTGGGCGACAGGGCACGGCTCTCGACGTGCCGCTCGTACCACGCCCGGTCTTCAGCACGACCGAGGACGAAGCCGCGAATCCAGCGGCCACACGCCTCCGCGTCGCTGGACGAGCGGAAGTGCCGGCCACGGCCGGAAGTCGCACGCTCAACGGCAGCCGGGGCAGCAGCAGGAACCGCAGCCACCTCGACCGGCTTGGCGGTCGCAGCGACCTTGCCACGCAGGGCGGTGATCTTTTCCGCGATGGCGTGCTCGCGGGCCAGTTCCTTCTCAAGCCCATCGGCCTCGCCGGCCAGACGCTCCATCTCGGCGGTCTGCTCGGCAGTCCGCTCCTCGACCTTAGAGAGGTCATCGAGCATGGCAGCCACAGCGGCGGCCCGGTCTTGAAGCTTGGTGAGTTGCGTGGCCATCCGTGGCGCTCCGTGGTGAACGGTGACAGTCCGTGTCTGTCGTTCACGCTACGGGGCGACCAGCCCGCAATCAGCGTTCTTGTTTGTACGGTACAAAGGACCGCCGGAAGACCTGTTCTGCTGGAACGATGGTCTTCGTCTTGAAGTCGCAGCCACAGCACTCGATGTACCGCACCTGCTGGTACTCGCCGCACTGATGGCTGGAGCGGGTGCGAAGGCGAGCCGCCTTGCACTTCGGGCATTGGCTACCGGCCGTAACCACGCATGAAACTCCTGAGCTTTGCGGCACGCAACCGCATGGACGCCTGCACGATGTCAGGGCTGACGACGTGTGGCGTCGGCTCAGGTGTAGCCTGCGATGCAAGCCACAGCTGGTACGAACGCATGGCCACAGAGACAGACGTGGACGGGTACGCCGGCTGCACTACCGGCCCAAGTTCGTAGATTGTCGCCGCACGCACCTCGCGGATGGCACGGCCGTTCTCGTCGGTCGTGAACGTCTCGCCGTTCTTCTCGATAGAAAAGGTGAACGACGCACCCTTCACGTCACGACGAGCCACGAGCTCGAGGATGTCGGCCCGGCTCGCGGGCGGCACCACCTCAAACCCGACGCCCTTCTCGTCGGTCCACACCTTGAGCGTGCCCGATGATTCCCGGCCCAGCAGGATGTCGGGGTTGTGGTTGTAGTACGAGACGAGATCCGCCCGGCCCCGCTGGCGATTAAACACGCCATCGAACGCCCCCGGCAGGATTCGCTCCCGAAAGCCGCCGAGGTCCACGCTCAACCGGTTGTAGACCACGGCATAGCCGCGAATCACCGAGCGGCCGTCAGCCCGGCTCTCGACCACCAGGGCGTCATCATCACTGCCGAACTCCCAGTCACGACGCTCGATGTCCATGGTCAACCCTCCGTGTTTGATTGTTCCGGCGGCGCGTCGGGCGTATCGTCGCCCGTGCCGTCCTCTTGCTCGGCAACATCCTCAGCCGCATCGCCAGTCGTGTCCTCAACCTCGCCAGGCGAATCGTCGCCTTCCGGCATCGGGCCCATATTTTCCTTCATCCGCACCTCTTCGGGCGTCATCCACTGATTGCGGATGGCAACCTCGTAGGCCGCGTATCGCGTCGTGATGTCGCCACGCAGCAGCCCCTCAACTAGGAACTCCGCGTACAACTCGCCGTCCTCTGGCAGCACATCACGCTCAATGGCACCCTCAATACGCCGCAGCCACGGGGCAATGGTGAACTTCTCAAAGCTCACCATCTCGCTCTGCAGGTTGCCCCATGTCGCCCGGCCTAACTCCTGAATCATGTGGGGCGGCATTCGCCAGACGCGGCAGATGGCCAGCAGCGACTGCATCCACAGTTCAGCCAGCTGGCTCTCTTGGTTGGTGGCTGAAACGCTGTCGGCCTTCAAACCGTTGCTGAGAATCGCCGTACGGCCAGCCTTGGCAGGGCCACGATGGGCGGCCTCCCACTGGTCACGCAGTTGCTCGCGGACCTCGCGGGGCAACACCTGGTCGGTGTGCAGGATGATGCCCGGCTGGGCGTTGTTCTTGTAGAACGTCGCGGCGTACTGCTCGAGAGCACGAGCCAATCCGATGGCGTCACGGCCAAGTTCGACCGGCACCTCGCCGTGGATGCCGTCAAACGACAACCATCGGACGTGCATGATCTGGTCATCGCGGTACGCCGCAGGCTTGCCAGTACGCGGGTCCGCGTAGAGGTACGAAAGGCTCTTGTCATCCTCCTGCACCACCTTCATGCCAGACGGGTGCAGGGCGTAAATCTGGTCAACGCTGCCGCGATTGCCAGCCACCTTCAACTGGTACGAATTGCCGTAGAACCCGAGGTGCAGACACATCTGCTCCACCCATTCGTAGCGGGTCTGCCACGAATTGGGCCGACGGGCCAGCACGTTGTAGAGCGGCAGATCCTTGGCCCGTTCGCTGTTGTGGTCATCCAGCCGGCGGTACAGATGCAGCGGCAGGCTAGCGACCGTCTCGGCCACAACGCGGGCGCACGCAAAGTACGCCGCCGTCTTCATCGCCGTCTCGGGCGTTACCCGCACGCCGCTGTCGGCAGCCATGGCCACCAAGTCATCCCAGCGGCTCGTGCGCGACTCAAGCCACTTGATTTCAGGCACAGCCGATTCGGCAATCATGCGTCACCAGAAAGAGATTTCGGGCATCTCGGCCGGCTTCATCGACTCGCCCATATGCACGCCGACCGCCATCACCATGGCCACCACGCCGTCCACTCGCTCGGTGCTCTTGGCCTTCGACACCTTCACGTTGCCAGCCGGGTCCGTCTGTACGGCGGCGTTGCCTAACTGCCAGCCTAGCAACGGATTCCCGCCAAATCGCACCTTTCCATCCACAAACAACGCCTCAACCTTGCGGGTAGGCGCTGTCATGGACGCAAAGCCCTGGCCGAATAGCGTCACCGGCAGGCCCTCATCCGCGAGCTCGGTGGCAAGCTGAGTGGCGTTCCATCTGTCCACGGCCAACCGCCGCACGCGATGCTTCTGGCAGAACTCCAGAATGTCGGCTCGCACCTTCTTGTAGTCGGTGCTCTTGCCCTCCGTGTACGTCACCCAGCCTTCCCGCTGCCACTGCGAATACTGCACGCGGTCGTTTCGCTCACGCTCTGCGGCATTGTGCTCGGGTATCCACGCCATGACATACACGTCGTACCCGCCGGCATCATTGGGGGCGACAGCCGCAAAGCACGTCGTGTCGTAGTTGCTCGCCAGGTCAAGCCCGCACCACACTTCCCGGCCCTCCAATGACTCAGACAGCGGGCCGCTACACGCCGCAATCTGGTCTGGACGCAGCCACCTCACATCGGAAGTCGTGGGGACATTGAGCCGATACCGCAGGAACGAATTGAGCTTCGTGGCAGAGTTCTCAGCCTCCCGGCAGTCGGCGGCGAACGACTCCTCGCTGATGGTTTCGCCGAGCGACGGGTTCGCCTTGCGCCACACCTTCGGGCTCTTCCAGTCATCCTCCCGGCTGGCGGCATAGATGCACCCGAAGAAACTTGGGTCGAAGGCCGTGTCGGCGATGCACCGCTCCGCGTAGTCGTGCTGCTCGTACCACAGGTGCGTTTTGTTCGCCTCCCCGGCCGTCGTGATGGACAGCACCAGCGGCTGACGCCGGGCCGCACCGCCATACCGCAAGGCGTCCCAAAGCCGCCGGTCGCCACGCTGGGCGTGCAGTTCGTCGAAGAGCAGGCACGAGATATTCAAGCCCTCGGCACGGAACGCGTCAGCACTCAGCACCCGATAGAACGAGTTGCTGCCGCGATGCACGATGGTCTTCCGGCTGTCCAGCACCTCGAGCACCTTGGACAGAGCCGGCGACGAGCGGACCATCGACGCCGCTTCCCGGTAGATGATGCCAGCCTGCTCGCGGTCGCTGGCCGCTCCGTACACCTCGGCCCCGGCTTCGCCGTCAGCGACCAGCATGTAGAGAGCGATGCCAGCCAGCAGGGTTGACTTCCCGTTCTTCTTGGGGATTTCGATGTAACCCTGGCGGTACTGCCGCAGCCCATCCGAGCGACACCGGCCGAAGATTTCACCCAGCACGTACTTCTGCCACGGCAAGAGCAGAAACGGCTGGCCGGCCGTCTGCCCCTTGCTGTGCTTCAGCACCTTCTCGAAAAACCCATAGACGCGGTCGGCCTTCGCCTGGTCGATGCCTGGCCGGCTAACCGTGTGCGGAGAAGAACTCTTCGAGCTCGTCTTTTTTGACTTCGACTTGCGTGGCAAGTTTCGTCCTTGAACTTGGCGTCAGCCCGAACTCACTCAACAGACTAGCCTTCATGGCAACCAGCGAGCGGTACATCGGGCCAGCCGGGTTCGGCTTGACGCCACCCAAGTCGGTGTGCATCACCGCACCACCCGCCCGCAACTGAAGCAGGCACGACTGCTCGGCCGAATGCACCTCGCACAGCGTGGCCAACGCCTCGCCGTCACCCGTGGTCAGCACACCCATCCGCGTCAGGATGCCGGCGAGCTCGTGCCACTTCTCGACCGCGACTTCGTCCACCTTCAACCGCTCAGGCATGGGCGGAACGCCGACCGGAGCCGACGGCTCGCGTTTCACTGGCCCGCGTTGCGTTCCTTCCAGGATGTGAAGGGCTGTCGGCTTCGGCCTACGTCCAGCTTTTGCCACGACGGCGACTCCGTTAACGAGGGGCGATTGTTAGGAAACCCGGGCAATAGCACGTTGCGTGCCGTTCAAAAACGCGAAAATCGAACCAAAAACCATCAAAAACCCCGGAGATTTCTGCAATATTCGCGCTCGCGGCCCCGCACGCGGTTTATCGTGAACGGCCAAAAGTTTTAACATTTGGCCGATTGTTGCATTTTGCAACAGTGCGTTTTTGCCTTGTTTTACAGGGCTTTTTGCTCGCGACATGCGTTTCGCCCTTGTTTTATAGGGCTTTTTGCTTGCTGGCATTTGCGGCCCGCCAGCCTTCCTTCTTGCTGTGGCACGACGCACATAACGTTTGAAGGTTCGTCACCTCATCGCTGCCGCCCTTGCTCTTGGGCACGATGTGGTCCACATGCGCACGCTTGCCATGCACTAGGTGGCCGCACACCTGGCACTGGTAGCCATCCCTCAGTAGCACTTCTCGCCGGGCTGCCTTCCACCCTGGCGAGCAGTAGCCTCGAGCAGATGCCGACGGTCGATTCGTGTCCGGTGCCCGTGGCCGCTTACGCTGCCCAACCCACGGCGGTTTAAACGTCGGCAGCCTATCGGGCATATCAGCCCTTAAACATCACCGTACCGACGGTGCCTGTGCTGTTCGTGGTGGCTGACACGAACTTGATGAAGTGGGCCCCAAACGTCTCGTCGGGCATAGCATACGCCCGCCCGTCCGCAGTGGACGCAGACAGCGTGACCTTCACAACGGCCCCGTCCTTGTCGTACAGCTGATAGAAGGGTCCGGTGGTGGTGTCAGACACCCACAGGTTGATTTGCGTGGCGTTGGTGCTGATGGTGCCCATCTCGATGACACCGCCAGCCATGTCAAACATGGGGATGGTGACGCACGACGCGGTCGCCGTGAACATCGTGAACGGGTAGGTCTTGCTCTTGCGGCGGATCTTGGATTCGCTCATGGCATCTCTCCTGCGTGGCTCGGCGTTGCGCCGATGCGTGGCCTGCCTTTAGATTACGGCGTCAATTCGTGCGGCTGGCAGGTTTCGCCTCCAGCCTACGCCTGCGGTCGCCGTGCCCTGCAGTTCACGGCTCCTGCGGCTGCGGCATCAGCGCCAGCGCATCGGCAATCGGCACCACTGCCACGGCCGGGAGGAGGACGGCCATGTCGGCATGGATCCACATCTCACGCAGCCAGCCGCCGGGTTCGATCGCCGTGAGGATGTCGGCCGAGAGCATGAGCCGTCCATCCGCAAGGGCCACAGGCATGGCGATGCAATCGGGTCGGCCGTACTGGGCGTGCAGTTCCGCAAGCCGCTGTGCCAGTTGCGGCGTGAACAGCAGGGCGTGTTGGCGGCCCCACTCGTAGGTGATCGGGAGCGTGATGTCGGAGAGGGTCATGTTCGCCCCATCGCGGTATTGAACGCAACCACAGCCGCATTGTACGACGCGACTTGAGACGCAGTCATTGCGAGACCAGCAGAATACAGCCCTAAGCGACCGTTTAAGTATTCGGCCACAATCTGATTGCGGCGATTCTCCGCAAACACAAAATGAGGAAACGTCTGCGTGGCGGTTCTGTTTTCAGTTGCAGCAGTCGTCACTAAAGCACTGCCGCCTGAATACAGCGTGTTCCCGCTGCCATCTCCAGTGCCGAGAAGCAGTAGGCCAGTAATAGAATTGCTCGCTACGTCTGCTTGCCTGTTTGTCGCATCCGTCCAGTTGTACCAGACCCATACGCGAGACGTGGCGGCGAACGTCCGCAGGCTTTGGTAAATGCGAGGCGGGTTTCCGTCCAGATTGGTGTCCGCACCGACGAAGCAACCATTCCCAGAAGTGACAGCAAACGGAAGCGCTGCAAGGTGATAACTTCGCGTCCCAGTGAAGTTTATCGGCAGTCCAGTATTCAGGTACTTGCTGCTTCCGTTGCCCGTCAACCCACCACTTGCCCCCGTCTCCGCGTAGTCACCCTGAACGAAGTTGAAGTTCGTATCCGTCGTTCCGCCGTACTGCGTCCCCGTCAACGACGGGCCACGGAAAAGTGGGGTTCGCACGGCGTTCAGCGAGGCATCCGAGTCCCCGCAGAAAAGATTGACGCGATAGAAGCGGTCGCGGATGCCTGCGGCATGTATCGCCTTCACGAAGCGGTCCACAGCACTCAACGTCGTGCCGCTCACTGAGCCGCCATTGGTCCGCACGCGATTCGCCCAATCCGCCGATTCGGGGTGGATGGTCTGGCGTGGCCGCAGCAGTCTCGGTGACATCGGCATGGCTAGTTCCTCGCTGCGTCCGGTTTACCATCCGCCGCAACTCGCGGCTGCAACGCGTAGAGCAGTCGCGTCTGCTCGCCGACTGCCTTACTGATTTCCCGCTGGGTCTCGCTCAACGACCGCACGAACGTGCGATGCTCCTCAACGAGCGGCAGCAGCACGTCGTGCCGCAGCACCCAGCCAACGGCGATGGCTACGAGCGTGGGAAATCCCCACCGCTCGATGATGCCAAACATCGTGTCTTTCGCTTGGTCAGTCATGGTGCAGCATCTCTCTTGCAAACGCCCGCATCGCGTCGCGGTTCTCCTGGCGTTCCAGCCACCATCGCACGAGAATCTTGACCACCTCGGAGACGAGAGCCGATAGCACGAGCGTCAGGATGATGCCCATGCCGTACTCGTGCTTCACCGCCCGCTCCACGGTCTTCGTGTAGTGGTGGGCCACCACTTGCGTCTCACCCGCGTCGCACTGCTCGAGGACCGGGATGGGCCAACCTTTGACCGCACGCCGCACGATACGATTGACGATGCGGCGACCGCCCAACGTGCGAGGCACGGTTGGCAGTTGCTCCCAGACGTGGCTTTGCAGTTCGTCGAGCGTCATCACTTCGCCTTTCCGGTGCCGTCGCACGGCTGGCACTTCACCTTGACCGTGCCGTCACCGACGTAGCCACGCCCGTCACAGTTCCGGCACTTGCCGTCACTGGGCGGGGCTGGCGTCGGCGGGATCTCCTGCCGCAGTTGCACGACCATGCGGGCCGTCTCGCACGCGATGTCGGCGGTCAGACCGTCATCACCCGGCAGCGTAGCGACGCAGCCAACCAGCACGACGAGAAGCGGCGCGAGCCAACGCATCAGAGAATCCCCCGCAGCCAGTGGTCGGGCAGTTGCGTCGGCTTGAAGCCGTTGTATCCCGCATAGACGTAGGAGTCGCGGCCCGCGAGCATCCGCGTTGCCACGTCGGCATCGACCCAGAATGAGCAGTTGCGAACCGCCTCGGGCATGTCCACGGGGAAATGCTTGCCGACCCCGGGCCGCTTGCCGAATCGCACGCCGATGAAGCACATGCAATGCCACCACACGCCGCCGGGGGCGCAGAACCCATCGGCGTCGCGGCTCATGGAAAAGCCCTGCCCGCTGCACGGCACCACGGGGTAGCCGTTGCTGATTGCCGCAGCCGCCTCGTCAAACGTGGTCGCCAGCGTGGTCTCTTTGCACCGCCGCTCCTTGGCAAACGGCTCCAACTCATCGGGCAGCCCCGTACGGCCCCAGTCGCGTTCCCGCTGTGATGAGTGCTGGTCGAACCGCTGCCCGCCGTAGTCCACGCCGTAGTGCAGGCACCCGTAGTCGCGGATGCTCTTAGCGGCGTGAAAGCCGGTGGACCCGTCGCCACCGTTGTTTGCCTTCAGCCCGCGACTTTCCACGCGAGACAGCCCGTACAGGCTGGCCTCGATGGTGCGGCCGTTCCACGATTCGGCTTCCTTCCGCCAGACGATGTCGCACGCCGCGAGCACGTCCACGGCGAGGCTGGAGCCCCAGCCGACGCACGAGCCGACCTGCCCCTGCGAGCCACGCCGCCAGGACGGCTGGCACGCCAGCAGGGCGGGGTACAGCATCACGTCTTCGCCGGCCGCCCGCAGGTCAGGGCCAGCGGATGCCAGCGTGGGATGCGGCAGGCTGGCGACGAACGCCTCGGCACCTTCCGGGTCGGGCAAATACCCCATGCCATGCTCGGCCATGCGTCACCTCGTGGCAGCCCAGGCGACGGCGTTGGCGAACTCAACGTATCGGCCCCGCAGTTCGCTCGTGACGGGCGTCACGTCTTTGCCGAGTGCGGAGCCATAGGCGGCCTCGACGGCCGCCCTGAGCGATTCCTGGGAGCCGGGAGCGTGCTTTCCGATGCGACGCCAGCCAATGTCCACCGACAAGGCGGTGAAGTCCCGCAGGGCTCGCGTGTCGGCGAACGCCACTTGTGCCGTGACGGCATCGCCAGCAGCGACCACGCCCGCACGAGTCCACAATGCAGCCACAAGGCGTTGCATCTCGTCGCTCGGCGTCGCAACCGTCAAGGGAACCTTGACAGTTGGCAGCGTCGGCAGCGGCACCTTGCCCCACGCGGCGGCAATCAGCAGACCGGCGGCGACGATCCGGCCGATGAGCCAGGCCTGCGAACGCACGGCTTCCACCGCACGGTACGCGAGGGCTTGGATCTGTGCCCAGTAGGGAGCAGCGAGTAGAGCCGCCGCAAGAGCGACGGCAGCGATACGAAAGACGCTTTCATTCACCGCACGGCCTCAACTTGGAGCAGGATGAACCGCACCAGGGCTTCGCCTTCCTTCGTCCGCAGGAGGTCCGCGAGCAACCGGACGAGCCGGTCATCGGTCTGTGCCGCCGTCTGCGATGCCAGCCATTCAGCGGCTTCGCCCACGATGATGCTCTTGCGGTACGGGTCGAGTTCCTGCACGAACCGCTGGCCGTAGCCAATCAACGGGCTCCACCGCTGCAGCAGCATGAGCGACTGCCAGAGGTTCAGCGTGTTGCCGTACTTCGCAGCCTCGGCAGGCGTGGCACCGTAGTTACCCATGAGATGCGTCCTTCGTGACGTGATGCGACCGCGGCTGTAGGCACCGTCGCTGTGACAGATACCAATCGCATGGCGGGGGATTTCGACCCGACGCCGGTTGCTGTCGCGGTCTCGTGAAAACCCGCTCATACGGCCTCCGTGCCGTCCTGTTCAGCCTACGCCGCCGTCACGGGCGTGGTGGAGGTTTCCCCTGTCGCCACTCGCCGCAACATCTCGGCCTTCGTGTCCACGCCAACAGCCCAATTCGCGTGCCACGCCACGCATGTCGGCGGCACCTCGAACGGTTCGCCCGTCCACGGTGGCGGCACGTTCGGCTGGCTGACCGTCGCCCAGTTGCACACCCGGTCACGCGGCAACACCGTCAGCGGCACAGGCAGCGTCGTGCCCCGCTGCTGCGAATGCTGCCGCAGTTGGTCAATAACCTCCTGGTCGGGCAAGTCCCAGATAGCCGACAGGTCCGCAATCAACCGCCACCACGCATGGACGCGAGACGTGGGCCGAAAGAGCATCACGCCCGCACACCACTGGACGATGTCATCGCTCATCGCCACGCCGTCGAAGTCGAGGTCGGCAAACTGCCGCTCGGCCCAATCGTGCAACCCCGGCATCAGGCACACATCGGCGTCGACGTACACCGTGGGCGTGCCGTCCATCGGCAACCGCATGAGGCAGTCGAGCTTGTCGTTCATGCACCGATTCCAGCCCTCGGATTTGAACGCCCCGGTCGGGCACGTCTGGCCGTACTCGTAGGACCGCACCTCCTTGAATCCCCACGCCCGCGACAGGACGAACCGCTGGCACATCGCCTTGTGCGTCGGCGTGTGATACGTGCAGATTCTTAGCATGGGTGGTTTGCCCTCAGTGCCACAGTTTCGCTCGAACTCACTTCGTGCCATTCGTCCACACGCGGGCCGGGCACGGTCTCGACCCAGTGGCGGTTGAGGTGGTGCGCAGCATGCCACGCCGCGCCGGGCACGTGCGCACCACCTTCCGCCCCAATGTTCTGGATGCGTGCCAACATGGGCCGCACCTCATACCTATTCCGTCGCGTGAGCTTGTCGATGACCGTGTCCCAGGACACCTGCCGGTCATCCGCTGGCCAATGCTCTCGGATGCTGTGCCAGCGGTCACGCCAGGTCGCCCAGCCCCACGGCGTAAACCACGACTCCCGAACCACTGCATTCCGGTATCCGACTTCTTCCACCGGCGTCCGCTGGTAGCCGCACACGCTGAACACGGTGGCGTCTTTCTCGTACTGCGTCAGCCCCCAGTCGGCGAACCGCAGGAAGTCACGGCCCGGCACCGTGTCATCCTCCAGGGCAATGACTCGCTCGTGATGGTCAAACCCGTACGCAAGTGCCGAGTACGTGTTGATGTTGCAGCCCACCCGCTGCGAGCCAACCATCACAAACGCTTTTACATGCGGCAGCGTCGTGAACTTTGCCGCAATGTCGATGACCTCATCATTCACAGGCTCGCACAGCAGGCCGATAGGGAATCGGTCCACGTCATCGCATCGGGCAAGAGCCTCGAGCACCTGACGCGTGTACGCCGGGCGACTGCATAGCGTCATGACCACGCAGGTGTTTCTATTGTCGTTCGTGGCCATATCCGGTGATGTTCTGGTAGACGGTGTGCGGCTGGCCCCGCCACCGCGACCTGCGTTCCGTTGGCGTCCAGTTGGTTTGTTGTTCCAGGCAGCGGATGCGGATGACTTCCGGCGTCGGAGGGGATTCGTCGTCGTCGGCTCCATACCGCTTTTCCAATCCGTAAATGATGCGGAGCTTGGCAAGCGTCGAGAACGAATACCCGAGCGTCTTGGCAATTTGCGACAGCCCGACGCCGTCGCGCCACATTCGCTCAAAACGCAGACGAGTTCTCTTGTCCATTAGCCCACCATTACCCACCACGACGGGCAGGGCTCTTGTGTCACACCGCACGGGCCGCCGCACGTCACGGCAACTGCCTTGCGGACCTCAAATGGCGGCTGGTTGTAGTAGTCGTGCCCAGCCAACACGCCACCCACGCGGATCTTCGGTGCCCACGCGAGGATGTCGCGGCGGCAGCCTTCGTAAGAGTGGTCGCCGTCGATGTAGACGAAGTCGAGGGAGCGGTCAGGGAACAAGGCCGCAGCAGCAGCAGAGTCCATGCGGCAGACTTCGACACGACCGGCGTATGCGTTAGCCACGTCCATTGCCTGGCGGTAACGCACCTCGTGCTCAGCGTCGGGGCCGTTCATGACATCGTCGTACCCGTCGATGTGCTGCCAGCGGTCCACCATGACGTAACGGCCAGTCCACAGCGACAAGAACGCCGAAGCGTACTTGCCTTCGGCCACACCAACCTCGACGGCAGTGCCGTTCAGGCCAAGAGCATTGAGGAACAACGGGAACATATTGCGATGCACTGGCTTAATCATGTGATTCGCACGGTGGTCCGTGCCTCCGGGCCGTATGACTTCTCCACGACAAGCCGCTGCACCTGGGAATCGTCTTCCCATGCCACGCCGTTCAGCGAGTCCAGAACTGCCTTCGTGGTGTTGTCGAGATCCGGCCGTGGCAGCACCGGGGCGTCGGGCTTTACGCCGCTCTTCCGCAGATGCGACTTGGGCCGCTCCCATACGAAGTCGATGACAACGCTGACGGGTTCGCCGTGGACGCCAGCCCCAGCCGCTCGAGCAGCGTTCGCAATCGCCGCTCGGTACGCATGGACGGGATGCTTCGCCGGCACGTAGGCGCGAGCGAAACCGCCACGCGTCGAGACTCGCGGGCGCGGCTGCGGAACGGGCTCGCCTGGAATCGTGAACGTCAATGCCATGCACGAAGCATGGCGAGCGTGTCAAACTTCCAGCACGCCAGCCTCTTCTGGCTCCGTGAACTCCGAGAGCAGCATCGCCAACTGCAGGTCGTTGGCGTACTCGGCAAACCACCGGGCTTGGTGACGAGCAAGCGCCAACTCATGCCGCAGCGTGTTTCCAGCGGGCGTTGATGGCGTTGAGCAGCCTCATCTCATGTCCTCCATGCTGTCTGTCATGTTATGCAGCCGATAATCGGCAAAACCGCCTAGACGTTATGAGTACCGCGACAGAGGCGGCACGTTATACGGTTCCGTAGAAACACTGGTTATGGCTTCTCAGTTTGCTTCCGCGTTTGCTCTAGCAATGCCGCCAACTCCTCCTCTGACATCGGGCAGTTGGGGCATTTTGTGATCGGTTCTGGTTTTTTGCCGCTTTGCGACCACCATTCCGTTCCACAGCCGCTGCACACCGTCACCACCTCCTGCGGCTTTGGAGGCGTGTCGTTGCGTTGCGCGCAGCCGGTGCCAATCCATGCGGCAAGAGCAATCCACGCGATGAATCGACCCGCCCAGCCATAACCAGTCGATGCAGGAGACATCGCCGCCGAGTCCTGCGTGTTGTCTGAATCGCTCATGCGATGCTCCTGATCTTTCGTGTTCTGTGGACTACTCGGCGCGTCGCTTGCGCCTCGTGAACGGGTAATAGGCACCGGGCCACGACCGCTTTTTACTTGCGACTGCCGTATTGAGTTTTGCTGGCCCGACAAACATATCGACCGTTCCGTCGCGTTGCGTGGAGCAAGCCGCTACCGCCTGCTCTTCCGAATCAAATACGCCCTGGAACTCCCAGCGGTCTGGGTCGCCCAAATTCTTTCCGACAATCCACAGCATCTTGTCTCTCCTGTTGTCTTCGCTCGCAGAACCAGCGGATGCAGCGGACTCGCGATGCCGTCTGCGGTGTAGTTTCGTCAGCGGTCGCGAGCCGCTGATCCTGCGCGTTCTGTGGTCACTGCAACCTGTCCAGCAGTCCGCGCAGCGTGGCGGCGCGCATCCGGCATAGTTCGCCAGCCACTCCGCCAAGTTTCTCCGTCTCTGGCAGCGAGGCTGTGACGCAGAACCGCACCGCCTCCCGCTCGCGGGCCGTGAGCGTCAAGTTTTTTTGCGAAGAATCTTGACACGGCGGATGGCGGTACAGCGGGACGACAACGATGTCGTCCATCGTCGCGTACTCGCCAAACTTGACCTTCCTCTCGGCTTCTTTTTGGGCAGACCCCTTGCGCGTGGATAGCGTCACGCAATAGTCTCTGTTGGCGGGCATCACCGCCCACGCCACCGGCTCCTGTGTATTGCGCGCCGGACCACCCGCCGCCCGGCCATTGTCTGGCTGCGGTACGTCTCGGCGCTCGCTCTCTCCGCTGCGGGCTGGTGGCTGCCCCCCGTGAGCCGCGCGGTTTATCCTTCCGCCGCTGTCAGGGGTGGAGAGCGCGTCCGCGCCGTCGCAAGCCGGCGCGGAATGATTGTCGCCGGTGCCATGCGGATGCGCTGTCGGTTGCGGCGCGACCGACTCAACGCTCGTATCCGCTGCTCTCGCCGCCGGCGCGGCGTCATGAATCGTTGTCGCCCGCTCGCAGAGCATGGCGTCGGCCAAGCGGAAGGCTTCTGGCGCGCATTCATGGGGAAACCACGCCGGGCGGGAGAGCAGCCCCGTCAACGCCGCAGCCGCGAACGTGTCGCGGAGTGTCACCTCGTCGCTCATGCTTCCTCCTTCACGAACACGCCGTCTTCCGTCAGCGTGCCTCGCCGGTCCTTGATGGTCGCATACGCACTGGCAAGGCAGTCCTCCAGGCGGATGCCTCGCAACTCGCAAAAGATGACGAGCGTCACGAGCACGTCGCCAACACCATCGCAGACGCCGTCCG